CGACATCCGAAAGGATTCGCAAACCGCCTCTTGGTTATCGATAAACGTAATTCCGTTTTAGTGTAATCAAGAGAGTCTATCGGCCATATAGCCCCAAACGCTACGGATTCCTAGAGGAAAATATCTAGGATGACCGCAACGCTAGAGCTACCTTCCACCCTCACGGGTGGGTGGGACACTTTAGTAAGCGTGGCCTAACAGAGTGGGTATGTTCCCATCTGATGAGAAGAACTCGTGAATAAAAGTCACATTTCTATGACTTTTAGTGCCATTAGGGGAAACCCTCTTGGAAACTCGGGAACGATCCTCATCATTGCATTGAAAGTGGTTAACACGTTCCACAATTTAAATTAATAAATCATGAAATATATTAAGCTCACCACCAATGCAACTCCGAAGACAAGGATTGAAAACCTAACGGTGTGGATGAATAATCAGTCCACTTTCCAGAAGGTCGTAAACCTTGTTGTCCTCCTATGTTGACAAGAGTCTTTTCGTAAGAATTACAGTGATCTCTCAGCCAGAATTGTGAAACTCTGGATCCATGGTAAGAAGCCCTTTGTGGTAAAATACCTCAAGGTGTGCTATCTTATGGTGGTTGCGTGGATTTCGGATAAAACCTACGTCCGCGCCCCAGGAGACCCACTGGTGTCTTCCGATAAGTACGGGCTGCCATCCATTATCCCTCTCGATATGAGACGCTCCATGAGTATTGACTCACGTCGCGATCGAGACTGGCATATGGTGCAGGCGGTGCTCACTATCTTTTCGTCATACCGGGTCCTACGGATCCCTGGTAAAGTAAAACTGTCAACTATTGTTGATCCCTTTTCGGGTGTTCACGAAACTGTGAATAAGATTTACATTACAAAGGCTCTTAGATCCCTCCTTGGTACCAATAATCTGCCGAAGTTCTATCCGAAGTGGAGGTTTCAACACCTTACCACTGCAGGGCCAAATGGGTCCCCAGCAACGCTGGGAATACTCATCGACGCCTTCGTCTTCCTCAAAGAGAGGAAGACTCGGAAGAACTTTCTTAAGATAACGTATTATCTAGAGAACGGTTATGTTCTCAAATGAGTCTTCTATTTCACTGCGGCAGTATCACTACTGACGTACTGAGCTTGGAGTCCAATCTCTACAAAGAGAAATTGAACGTCCGGAAGGCTCGCGGAAAAGGAAGAAGCAGCAGGGAAGGTAAGGGTCTTTGCCATAACCGATTGGTTTACGCAAAACGCCCTCCACCCTCTTCATAACTGTCTGTACAAGATCCTGAGAAGGATCCCTACAGATGGAACTATGAATCAGGACGCGGCCTTCGCTCGCCTTAATGAGGCGGCGGGCCTTGATGTTCCTATATGATCTTTCGACCTCTCCGCAGCTACTGATAGACTACCAGTAGCGCTACAACGAGATGTGCTTTCGCACTTCATTGGAGAAGATCTAGCCAAAACTTGGATAGATCTTCTTACGGATCGATTCTGGGACCACAAGGGTCAACCCCTGCGATATGCAGTGGGCCAACCTATAGGAGCTTACTCGTCCTGGGCCATACTCGCTCTTACTCATCATGTCATTATTCAGATGGCATATCAGATATCCCACCAAAACAATGCATTCTTTGATAAATACGCGGTACTTGGAGATGACGTAGTCATTTATGACGAACGTACTGCTGATCGCTACCTCTCCCTAATAAGGGGATTCGGGGTAGACATCAACATGAGCAAGTCCGTGATTTCTTCTAATGGTACATTTGAGTTCGCAAAGCGTATTGGACACGCGGGCATAAATCTTAGCCCGCTTGGATCCAAAGCGATGCTGATCGGGATTAATAATCCTGATCTGTTCTCGGTGACCCTCATTGATAGTATAACCAAAATAGGTTACGATATCGAAGAGGCTAG